GTACCCTCTTCAGCAAGTCTAAGTTTATATGTTCCAGAAGGAACGTTGCTTCCCGAAACATTAAAAGATATTGTATTCCCTTCGCTATACAAATATGAAGGAGAAAATAAAGTATAAGAAGCAGGTCCATCGTTTAAAGTAAAAGTTGCCGAAGGTTCTGTATCAAACGCAGAAGAAGCTTGAACTTGGCCAGTGAGCGGTCCTTGAGCAGCTGCATTTGCTGTTGTAGCAATAGAAAACGGTTGAGGACTGCTGGTCATTGTAACTGTACCAGGAGAAGAAATTCTCGAATTTCCTGATAATGCGCCAATAATCGACAATGTCACTACTTCGTTTTGAGGGTCGTCGGAAACTACTTCTCCTGTTATGGCAGCGCCTTCTGTTATGCTAGTTGCATCTAAATTAACGGTGTACTGAGGAACGACATCGTTGATGTTTATATTCGCAGAATCTAATTTCCTTCCTTCCCAATCATACAATTTAAAAGCAAAAACTTCATTTCCTTCGACCAATAAATCTGACGCATATTCTAAATCAACAGATCCAGAATTTGAAGTAATCGTTATATTTCCTGCAGAAGATAAATCTGTCGGTGGACGAGGAACAACAAAATCTGTCGGGGAAGTAGATAGATGTTCAATGTAATATCTTAAATTCGTATCCGGAGAATTTGTAGCATTAACTGTTACTGTGCCAGTCGTACCTTCGTTTGAACTTCCTCCGATTATAGAATATGCCGGAGTTAATCTCGTACCAGTTTCTGCAGAATCTAATGTCTGAAGTTCTTCGTTCATAATTTTTAAAACTGAACCACCAAGATACATGCCTGCCGGATGAACAAATAACTTGTAGATGTCTTTCCATTCAGAAATAGAGCGTCCCGTTTTTAAAAGTATAGCAAACGTTTGATATAATTTATTATCGGTAATATATCTTAAAGAATCAGGACCTATTTGTGATTCTCCAATATTAAAAATATTTTTCTTTGGATAAATTACTTCAACGTCTTCGTTAAAAAATGCTCTAAAAAACCACTCAATAGAATACTTTGATCCTTTAGACCTAAACAATATACTAGAAAAATTCGCTGCCGCTCTAGGATCAGGGAACCCTTCAAAGTATGCTTCGCCTAGCAATAACTCATCTTCGATAAATGCTAAAAGGTCAAGGTCGGTTTGAGTAATATCCCTTGTTTCGAACAAATGATTTAAAAGTTCAGTAGGGTCATTTTCGTTTTCAAATTCATAATATGATTCAAGCAGAGAAATAAATTTAGGATAATCCGCAGCAAAATGCTCGGGCAAGACTTCTTCGACTCGCCTATCGCGCAAGTTAATTCTTCGCCTTCTTTTGTCTTCTAATCCGTTATGCATAGTTTTATTTAGTCAAGAACGTCAAACGTATCTGACGCAGTGATTGCGGCAGCAAACGCGTTGTTATATGGCGCATCGTGGTCTGTACCAGCGTCTGAAATAGTAAACGTGCTTGTTACCGTACCCTGTTCACCTGCAGGTTGACCTATAACAATGTCAACTGTTTTGCTCAGCGCGTCCATCGTTACAGTTCCGCTGGTTGTAGAGATACGTCCGTTAGTGTTATTGTCGCCAGTAATCGACCAGTTTACTGTCTGATTATTTGCATAGTTGGTGGTGATTGTTGCTTGTACTGTTGTACCTTCGATACCGTTTGGTACAGAGACTGTATACGTAAGACCAGTTACACATGTCATCGTAACCGTAGCAGTTTCTGCTGCGCCACCTGTGGGTAACGCGCGATATTCCCAAGTAGTTACTCCTATAAACGAATCAGGCGCGAGATAACTGAAAGTACCTGCAAGTGAATTAGAAATAGTTACTGTTGACGATCCTGGATCTTCTATTGTATGGGTTATGTCTCCTGTAGTTTCAAATGTGTCATTTGTAGAAACATCTACTATAGTCGGCACGTTGTTAAATACAGTGAACGCGTCGTCGACCGCATCACTAACCGCAGAAACATTGACAGTTACAGCGAATTTTTCAGTAACGTTTTGTCCGACATCAACAGATACATCAAAGGTATCGACACCAAAGAAATCTGCGTTCGGAGTATATGTCCAAACTCCAGTAGAAGGCACTATAGACGTTGTACCATTTGAAGCAGAATCGCCAGATGCGATACTGAACGGTGTTCCTATAACACTATTAGCAGAGTCGTACAATCCATTGAGTGTATATTCGACGCGCAGAGTATTAGAAACGCTACCGCTATCTTCTGTTATAGTTCCAGTATTGCCTTCAACAATATTAGTATTACATTCTAGAAAAGTAAGAAGGTCGCCCGTGTTCGTGTAATCGTAAAAGTTAGTAGTCGCTTGAGTAATAAGATTGGTAGCGCTGTTGATAACTTTGTACAGGTTTAACCTCATCTCAAAGTCAAGCGTGTATATAATTGTTCTTCTATTCTCTAACGCACCCTCAAAGTCGTCTTGTATAACAACTCCGTCTAACCTAATCGGCGTATCTTCTTGTAAATCAAAACCATCTAAAGGTTTTACTTGCAGGTTGTAATGCGGAGTGAAGTAAGGTAATATTTGCTCAACGCACTGTAACGCATCGTCTTGACTACGAGCGTATACGTTTAATTGAAAATTGATATTGTATGGCACAGGCGTATAGACGACCTGCCCCGAACTTGCCCCAGTAGAAGCAGGTATAATCCTTTTGTTTAATTTTGGCAACTGCCTTTGAGGATCATAGTTCATTCCTAGTATTTCAAAAGACATACGCGGAAGTTTAACAGCAATCTGCCTTTCTTGTTCTTCGCCTACATCTGTTCTTGCTATACGATCTATGAAATCTCTTTTCGGCGCATACGACAAAGGAACCTTTACCTGACTTAAAACAGCACCAGCAGAGTCAGTGCGCACAACATAAATGTTGTTGAACAGCGATCCGAAAACCGCTACTGCCTTTCTTATACGTTCATTATAAAAATATGATTCAAGCATTATGGATCACCGAATGGATTTGATTCGCTGAAGTCTAAAATACTATCAGCAACAGTTTCGAATTCATCATTCTGAACTTCGTTAGAAGAATTTTCTATTTCTTCCGCTACAGAAACTACGGTAGCAGTCACAGAAGTGTTTACTCCTCTCTGTGCAATTATAGGATTGGTTGTTCCAAATCCTCTAAGTAATCCGTCAGAAGAACCTACGTTAACAACAGTCAGAATTTGTGTAACCGAATTCCAATCAACAACGTCAGCAGTCATCGTATACCCGTCATTTGTTTGCGTTATTTGATCTCCCGCAACAAAAGTACCTGGGATACCACCAATACCTGCTTCATTCGTCACTGTTATTAAATACTTATAACCAAAATTTTCAACCGCGTCTATTGCTTCGATACCCGTATTAAAATCTTCACTACTATATTCATACAATTCGCAACTAAGTCTAAACACAGGAAGATTTTTTAATTGATAGAACGGAGTTTCATCAAACACCTTCATTATTTGGAATATTGAATTAGATAATGGTAAATGTATCAGGTCGCCTTCTCTTGGTCTATAGAACGCTTTGCCTTCTACTCCAGGATCATTTTCTAACGGAGCAATAAATTCTTTCCATCGTCGTCGGGCGACAACAAAGGTTGCTTGGTCACGAATCTCTACCCCGAACTTCGTGAACAAATCTCCCTCACCATCAAACCCTTCAATGTTTTCGATGTACATTTCTATTTTGTATGCATTGTCAAAACTAGCAGATGATTCATCTTTAAAAATGTCGTCTACGTCAATAGATTCGCGAGGAAGATAATACACATCTTGCCCAAACATTTTTAAAGATTCGACGATAAGATCTTCATAAAGGATCTGTTCAGACCGCGAACCTTGTGAGAAATATTGATTCGTTGCCATTAAATTATCCTACGAAGAAATCTGGTGGTAACTCCTGCTCGAGCCGCATTTTTTCTTCAAGTTTTTCAATTTCTGTGTTTGCTTCCTCTAATATCTGACGTCCGCTGATAGTTACGCCTCCTGGAAGTTGCATACCTTCAAACTTAGACATGTTCAAACCCCATTGTTGTTTGATCAAAGCAGTAGTATAATTTTTAATGAACATATCATTGTATATACTTGTGTGTAAATCCGGATCAATTACTTCGTAAACTTCAGCGACTATATAATCGCCTGGTTTCAAAGCTGATATAGAATTTTCACTCCATTCGCCCCAGATATACAAACGGTCTTGCCTTCTAGAAAAAGTTGTTTGAGGAGTTCCTGATAACATCTGGTCTAAAAAATCTAAATATTGATTCATTTGATAATAGTAAGACATACCACCAGCAAAATTCATAAAATCGCCCAAACTATTAAGCATCATTTGATACCTGATATCGAACATATTAATAGTAGAAAACGTTGGATTGATCGGAAACAACTGAGAAACATATAATATGTTTGGACTTATAGGTATATACTTATTGTCTACATCTGTTTGCGTAATTTGATGTTTGAGATATGTGCGATATGTCGCATCAGAATGAAACTCTCTGTACATTTGTAAAGAGTCATCAACCTTGTCTT